GGTTGGCTTGACGCCAAATACTTCAAGGTACCATGGATGATGGTTTGGTAGATGCACCCAATAGTAGCCCATGTCGGTCAACATGAAGTGAGGAATTCTGGCGTCGGTGAGTAACTTGAACATGGGTTGACGGCCGTCCAAGTTGCGCCCAAGGGTCTGTAGTGTACCGACAGGAATGTCAAGATACACTATGCCTGGTGTAGGGGATGGAACGGGGAACTTCATCGCATCTGCGATGTGAAGCCTGGAGCCGGTGGGTCCTTGGTAGAGCGGCAACAAGGTAGCATCGATGTCGACTGAGGTCCAACTCAGGGGTTCGAGTGTAGACCATAGCATTTTGGGGAATATCCCCATGCCCCCAAACAGCTCCAAGACGTGTTGGCCTTTGGGGAGTTGTTTAGCCATGTCGTAGATGTTGTCGAGGTAGACCGTGGTCTGTTGATGCTCTCGGGCATTTAGCAGATAGTTGATTGGATGGCTAACAGGTCGTGGGGGCAGATCATCAGGGAGATCAATGTGAAGTGGCCCTGCCTTCAGGTCGAAGATGGCTTTCATGGTAGGAGTGCCTCGGCTAGATTGGAGAGGTAGAAACACCAGAAGGTGATGAAGATTAGGGCAATCAGTATATGTCGCATTTAGAGACCTGTAATTAGTGGCTAATTGGTTAGATGGGTTAGACTTGGTGGATCTTGAGATGTTGCTGCAAGCGACCTACGCTGACTACGCGTATGCCTTGACAATATGGGCATACTGCGTGGAATCGATGAGTTTTGCCTCCCTTCCTGCCCCTATGGAGGTATTGGGACACCCAAACGGTTATTGTTACTTGGAGCTTGCTACTTGGGAGGCTGATGGCTATGGGGGCCGTTCCCTCAAGGGGTAGGTGGCCATTTGGGTTGATGCTTAGTGCTTCAAGAGCTATCGCCGTTGTACGATTGTACATTTAACTGGTCCTTGGAAGTTAGTGGTAGGTCGGTTTGCTGACCTAATCCGATTATACGCCCTTTTACCTGTTTTAGGGTAAAAAGTTAGTGGCGTAAGGGGCGGGGTAAGCGGACACCTTATGGTGTAAAACCCTTTAGAATCAAAGGCGTTAGGGCGTAAGGGGTAGTAATGGGTAATTTATAGTATTAGTAATCTAGAGCAATAAACGCATATAAAAACAGAGAATTAGCGGGGTAAGCGGAATGTGATTTCGGCCCTTTCGGCCTTACGCCCCTTACGGTTGTTTATGTAGCCCCGTTGGTGCGAAAATGCCCGGCTAACTGCGCCGGGCTTGGGTGGGTTAGGCTTCGACTGTTTCTTCTGCTTGCTCAGCCTTGGGTGCCGGCTTGACGATCTTGGCCTCCGGCTCGATGAGCACTACGTCGTCCGTGAGTTTGGCCCAAAATGCCTTGCCTGCGACTTGGACGTGGGCATACCTGCGCTTCTCGCCGTCCCTGCCCACGCCTGTCGTGAGTCTGAACTCGCCTGGCTCGCCGTCGATGAGCACTTCGAGCGGGAAGCTGCGGATGTTCTTCGGGAAGTACTTGTCGTGCTCCGGCGTGAGCTTGAGGGTAACGCCTGCGATGATGATGTTCATTGTCTATCCTTTGAAGGTTGGGGACTAGTTGCCGTAGCGCGTTCGCTACGGTAAGACAATTCTACGCCCCTATCCGTGCTAAGTATATACCGTTCGTCTGAAAGCCAATTAATCGTAAGTCATTGATTTACATAGGCAATTCGCAGATGAACGGTCGTCATTCTACGCTATGTGATGAGCATGGGGGTGATGCCGGTCTGGGGGGCGGGTGCTAGCAGCTGTGTAGGCCTGGCTTCTAACATATGGCACGAATTGCCCCTGTAAACCATCACACAGAATGACCCACAACCGAAACCTCTAGACTGTTTACCGGAAACGAGCTATAATACGATTGCCAACACCCTAACCACAGGAGAATCAAATGGACAACAAGCCAGACCAAGCTCACAAGTCTACTGCCCCTGTAGTGCCCCCCAAAGACGACAAGACCGCAGGGTCCAAACAAGACAGCAAAGACTTCAAGAACCAAGACAAAGATCAAGACATCAACAAGGGGCCAGTGATCGGCAGCAAAGAGGAGGACAAAGACATCAAGGACTCCAAAAGTATACCCACCAAGGACATTCCTGACAAAGTTGTCTACCAGCTGGGCGAGGGTAGTGAAGTTGTTCCGCCGCAGCTAACCAAGGAACAGACCAAGGCACCTCATAAGGAGTAACCATGGAGGGTCTGCTCGTCACACTGCTGATCTTCGTCCTCATCGCTGGGGTGATCTACTGGATCATCACACTGATACCGTTCCCGCAGCCATTCAAGAACATAGCACTGGCGATCCTGGGGATCATTGCTGTTATTTGGCTCATAGGGCTGATGACTGGTGTTGTCCCCCGTTTCCAAGTCAGATGATTACCCCAGGTCTATCTGGTAGGACACTGCTAGGCTTCGGCAGAACCAAGCCTCAGCCTCCAGCTGACCCACAGGACGTACCTGAGGCCTTGAAGAAGCCACCTCCGCCAGTGCCAACGCCTATACAGCCGCCTGATGAGCAGCCCTAACCAAGTCGCCAGTCTCACATCAGATGCTGATGATGATGGCCCCATTACGCCGACAATCGCTGAGGTTGAGGCTAACCTAGAGCAATTAGCGTCTACAGCTATACTGCCAGCATATACAAAGACAAGGAACGTCAGGCTACAGTTCCAGCACGCCTTTGAGTTAATTGGCGGCATACCTCGGCTAGCCCATTGGGCTCACCAACACCCAACTCAATTCTACCAGCTGTACTCGAAACTCATTCCTGCCCAGGTCACTGGAGCTGATGGTGGACCTCTAAGAATTGAGCTGTCATGGCTGAATACCAGAGACACATCTGGCAGAACGTTCGACCAGAGCGAGCCCAAGGTCATTGATCTGGACCCAAAGAAGAGCAATGGCCAAGGTTGAACTGCCATATGCGCCAAGGAAGCAATTCCTGCCGTTCCATAATAGGCGGGCCAGGTTTTCAGATATTGTATGTCACCGCAGGTCGGGCAAGACAGTAGCTGCTGTCAATGATCTAGTCATTGGCGCCGTTGAATGCCCTCTGCCGAGGCCACAACTGGCATACATTGCTCCTACATATCAGATGGCGAAGCGCATTGCTTGGGAGTATGTCAAGCATTACTCTGCTCCTCTGATCGTCCAGACACATGAGTCTGAACTGCGAGTGACTTTAAAAAACGAAGCCAAGCTTTACCTGCTAGGCGCTGAGAACGCAGACAGTCTTAGAGGCATATACCTTGACGGGGCAATACTGGACGAGTACGGCCAGATGCGGCCCTCTGTGGTATCGCAGATCATATTGCCCTGCCTCTCTGACCGCAACGGGTGGCTAGTTAGGATGGGTACACCCAAGGGCAAGAACCATTTCTACGACTCATACAAGCGTAGCAAGGCAGATCCAGCCAACTTTACGATGCTCCTGAAGGCTTCAGAGTCAGGGATCATACCTCAAAGTGAGTTGGCAATGCTCAAGTCGCAGATGGATGCTAGCGACTACGAGCAGGAAATGGAGTGTTCGTTCGAGGCAAGCCTCAAAGGGGCCATTTACGGCATTGAAATGGAGGCCGCTGAGGCCCAAGGCCGTGTCGGTGAGTTCGATCTGGACTCTGCTCTCCCCGTTGACGTCATAACTGACCTTGGTTACACGGATGATACAGTCCTCATATTCTTCCAGCAAGGTCCAAGCGGCATTTTGGCCCATGAAGTATACTCAAATAACCAAGAAGATTGGGACCATTACCTCGATGAGATGGATGCCAGGTCAGTCCGGCACGTGTATTTGCCGCATGATGCTAGGGCCAAGAACCTCCAGACGGGCAGATCCATAGTAGAACAGACAATAAAGCGTGGATACAGGCCTAGACTCGTCCCAGATCATAAATTGCGGGATGGTATTGCCGCTGCCCGCAAGCTACTTCCCTTCGTCTGGTGGCACTTACCTCTGACTTCGGGGGCCATTGAGGCAATGAAGTCGTACAGACGGGAGTGGGACGACAAATTAGGGTGTTTCAGAGACCGCCCGATGCATGATTGGTCCTCCCATATAGCAGATGCCTTCAGATATCTTGGTGTAGTCTTCAATAATCTGACTCCTGCCCCCGCTAGCAGGCTAATTCTACCTGAAGGCGTTAAGTCTGCGTCCTACAGCTTCAATCTTGAAGACCTTTTCAATGACCGTCGTACCAATCCCGGCCTGAATCGAGGTTACAATGAGTGATATTACCAAGATCGAGAGTCTTGAAGATACCGAGGCTGGTACCGGTGGCAGTTACCAACGCTGGGTAGCTGAAATTGCTGCTGCCAAGAAGGAATTGGAGAAGTTCTGGCGCAAAGGGCGCAAGATCGTCAAGGAGTATCGGGCCCAATCGACAGAGATGAGCGGTGTGGACCCCACAATGGAGCGCAAGTTCAATTTGTTCGCTGCCAATGTCAACATTCTGTCCACAGCACTGATGAATCAGACCCCACAGCCTGTCGTGGAGCGTGAATTCCATGACGCATCGGATGATGTGGCCCGCATAGCCTGTATGATCCTGGAACGGGCCATTTCAGGGCATAACAATCGCAATTTCCGTACTACGAACCTCATGAGGCAGGTTGTACAGGATATGTTGGTCCCAGGAGCGGCTGTATCCTGGCACACCTATCACGCTGACATCGAGCATAAGACGATCCAGCCGACCCAAGTAACCGAGAATGACAATGGCAGCGATGAAAAACCTGACACAAAGGACAAGGCTGAAGCCCTAGAGTATGATGAGGTCGTTGGGGAGAAGCTTGTAGATGAGTACGTGTACTGGGAGGATCTGCTGTGGTCCCCCGCTCGCTGCTTCGATGAGGTGCGCTGGATCGCTCGCAAGACGTACCTCACTCGTGACCAGCTCAAGAAGCGATTTGGGGCCAAGGGGCTCAAGATTCCA